TATTGACAAGAAAAAGCAAACTTGATTGGTTATCAATTCCAATACTTCATTTAGAGAGCGCCCTGTCATGATTATGTGCAGGGCGCTCTCTTATGAGGAAAATACCCTTGACAAATCTCGTCTCAAAAACGAATGCTTACCGACTATGTAAAGGAAAGAGGGTGGGATTTAACCGAAACATACATTGATGATGGTTACTCGGGAACGACATTTGACCGCCCTGCTTTCCAAAGGATGCTCAAGGACATTGAGCGGGGACATATTGATTGCGTTATCACGAAAGATCTGTCACGATTGGGCCGCAACTATGCGAAAACAGGCTATTATACTGAGGAATACTTCTTGGAGCATGGTGTTCGTTATATCGCCGTCAACGACAATGTGGATACCATGAAAGATGATAATGACATTGCACCGTTTAAAAATATCCTCAATGAGATGTACGCAAAAGATATTTCGCGGAAAGTCAGAGCGGCAAGAGCAGTCAATGCAAAGCAAGGGAAGTTTTTGGGCAGCAAACCACCGTTTGGATATACGCGCTGCCCGACAGACAAGCACAAGCTGATAATTGATGAAAAGCCCGCACAGATCATTGCCCGTATGTTTGAAATGTTCGCATCGGGTGATAGCGGCAGGCATATCAGCGATATTTTCAACAAAGAGGGAATCCCATCGCCGCGAGCGTATTTCTATCAACAGGCAGGCCGTGAAAATCCCTTGAATGAAAGCATGACTTGGAACAGCAACACGGTAATGCAGCTGCTGAAAAATCAAGTCTACATTGGGAATATGGTGCAGGGCAAGAGGCGCGTTACCTCTTTCAAAACTAAAAGCAGAGCTGTTGTGCCCGAGGAGGATTGGATCGTTGTTGAGAATACCCATGATGCTATTATCGGAAAGGATCTTTGGGCGAAAGTTCAAAAAAAGATTGCAACGGGGAAAAGCCCACATGTGACAAAAAGCGGTGAAATCAGCCTGTTTGCTGGAATAGCACGGTGCGCTGACTGCGGTGCAGCAATGACCTTCAATACAAAGCAGTATGACGGAAAGACGTATTATATCTACAAATGCAGTAGATATGCCGTTCACGGGAAGTCTAGCTGTTCGATACACCATGTTCCCGCATCTGCATTGGAAGAAGCCGTACTGCAAAATATTCGCTTTAACGCACAGCTTCTAAGTGAAAATGACGAGGAACTGCTTGGAAAGCTCATAGAGTTAGGTGCCAGGGGACAACAGCGCGAAATACGGGAAGCGGAAACAAAGCTGAATGAGTCCGTAAAGCGCCTGGAAGTTGTTGAAGGCATGGCACAGAAGCTATTTGAGGAACGCTGCACGGGAAACGTGCCGGACAGTGTGTTCAAGAAGCTCATGCAGAATTATGATGTTGAGCAGGCAAACCTCAACCAGATCATTGCGGAAAAGCGCAATGTGCTTATGGAAATGGAGAACGCTGCTATCGATATTTCCGCATGGGCAGAGGAATTTAAACAGTACACGAACATTGACAAGCTGGATCGCAGAATCGTGACAACGCTGATAGACAGCGTGGAAGTCCATGAATCCACAAAGGAAAATGGCGTTGTCAGGCAGCATATTACTGTAAACTATAAATTTGTAGGGCAGTTAAACGCATAAAGGACTTTGGATTATTTATGGGTGGCCTTATTGCTGGCACACAATAAAAATCCGAAAGACTTTGAATCTTTCGGATTTTTATGATATGGCGGAGAAGGAGGGATTTGAACCCTCGCGCCAGTCACCCCAGCCTACTCCCTTAGCAGTGGAACAAAAAATGGCTAAATAACTACTAAATAATGATATCTGTACGTTATTTGTACGTCATTCAATCTTGTTCACCGCATCCAGTGCAGCGCCGCTATCCGGGTGTATATACCGCTGTGTTGTTGAAAATTTAGTATGCCGCATGACGCGTTGAATGATTGACGGCGGTATTGTAGCGTCTGCTGCAAGCTCCGTGCCAGTTGTATGGCGGCACGAATACGGCGTTAAATCCCTGCACCCAAAACGCTTCATCGCTGCATCAAATTCATTATAGAAATCATTGCGCTTGATGCATACCAATCTTTCCCCCTTCACAGCTTCGCACAACGATTCAATGACAGGTACAATCACATCTGCAATTACTATTGGTTTTGTTTTTCGTTCTTTCGTTTTTATCCCACATCCGACAATTTCCCGATCGTCCCAATGAATCATGTCTTTTTCCAGTTTCAGCAATTCCCCCGGCATCATGCCTGAATAAATCATAACCAATACATACCCGGCGAACATGTCCCCAGAATCGAATGCACGCCATATATTATTGATTTCTTCCCGCGTAAATGGCTGCCGTTCCTTTTCTTCCAGTTTCGGCAATTCGATATATTGGGCTAGGTTTGATGGCACATCGCCTTGTGCGCATGCGCGCTTGTACAGGTGTGACAACAGCGTTTTTGCATCCCGCGCTGTGTAATGCGTTGGTGTTTCCTTGTCTATAACACTTTGCAAGTCGGCTATAGTCAATTCAGTTATTTCTATATCCGCTATCCTTTTCAGCTTCTCCCACGCAATTTTATATGACGTTTGTTTGGATTGCGATAGTTTCAACATTGCCGATTCTGACCACGGATCATACAGATTGCGCAGGGTCGGAACATCCTTCCTGCGCTTTTTTGCCAACTGCGGAACATATTCCAACGCTTCCTTTTTCGTCTTAAAACCGCCCTTAGTTAGCGTTATCCGTGTTCCGTTTTTGTATATCCCTAGTTCTGCTTGCCACGTGTTCCCGCGCTTCCGGGCATACCCCTGCCCATTCCCGCGCCGTTTCTTCCCATGCGTTATTTCCTGCTTCGCGCCGCACATAAGACAATATGCGCCGTCCGGGACTTCCTGTTTGCATTTTCGGCATATCATCACTTACTACCAAATACAAAAATCGCAGAAAGTCCAATACAGGCAGCTAACAACAACAATAAACCCTTAAGCCTAGTTTTAGGTTTTACATCAATATCATCGCCATAATATTCATTTCTACCAATTGTATGTGTTATTAAATAATATACAAGTAATGGCGCAGGCATATAAATTATCGATAACAATCCGATTTTTACGGCACTCCATATCGTTTTTGGTACATCGCTGTTTTGTTTGAAAGCGAGCAGTACTGCGATAACTGCTGATAGCGCGATCACCCCAGCTATGTGTTTACCTTCTTTTTCTTTTAGGATTTTTGCGATTCCTATTATATCACGCTCCCTAATCTTTTCGGGCAAAAAATAATCATAGTCCTTTATCGTTTCATAAGCCCGATTCCATGCAGCTTCCTTATCATCTTTCACTTGCGCATTTTGGCTGTTTTCGTTCACTGTCGAATCCTCCTTATGAACCTAGTTTCACTCGTTTCCCTGATCCTGCTCCTTTTCAACCTTTTGTTCTCGCCTGTTCGCGCTTCTTACAATCAGCCAACCAATAACGCCGAGAAAAATACAAATCACTATCGTAGAAAATAATTCGCTTGTCGGCATTGTGTATTTGCCGCCCACCGATGACGCGCCCATGCTTCCACCTATCCACTTTGCTGGCAGGGTTATAATGGCAAACCAGATCAATGTTTTTCCGAACTTTTTCATGTAAAATACCCCCTTTGTTTTAATGTTTTATGTATTGTAATGCCTTTCAAATAAAATATAGGCAATAGCACTTATATGGAAATATTTACCACTGGATACACATGCCAGCGTGCGTTACAATATAATCAATTCATGACACCATTAGATTTTTTCATGCACTAGTGCAACTAAAACCACGGTAACACCCACATCAGAAAATTTTGCCGTTGCAATCCGGCGCGGCATAGCGTAGAATAGACACACGGCGCAGGAACAAACGTTCTAGTTTTTGGAGGAAACTATGGAGAAAATCTATGTAGATATTCCTTGTTCGCCCAATATCAAATACTTCATTTCGAATCAACTTCCCGGCTTTCTGATTGTGAACACGAAATCTGTTCAATGTACTTCGATGCAGCTAATGCCTCTCCCTCCAATGACTGAACATGCTGTGAATTGGTTGCTTTGTCTGCGTACTCGGCAAAGCGAATCAGCGCTCTCCTGTCCTGCTCTGGCAAAGCCCGATAAGCCCTGATTAGGCGCGTTTCGTCTGCGGTTGTGATTTGCAAACCATCATTATGCACATCAAAGAAATCATTTGCATCTAGTCCGTAAATCTGTAGAAGCGTGGAGATCGTATCTGCATCAGGCTGAGAGTATCCCGTTTCCCAATGTCCTATTAGCTTTGGCGATCTCCCAATCTTTTCCGCTAATTCCTTTTGCGTCATGCCGCTTGTCGCTCTTGCCCTTTTCAGCTTTTCGGCAACTTCTGCTTTATTCATGTTTTCACTCCTTTATGTGTTTCTCTGCACTTCTCTATATTTCTTTATATTCCTATTATAAACAATCACTCAATACTTATCAATGGAAAAATTCTAAAAATTTGAGTTTTTATTGTTGACATCTCAATATTTTAGTGATATCATATAAATGCGCTCAAGATTTGAGAGTTAGGGGGTGATAAGTATGAAAGTATCTGAGCGGATTAATGAACTCATCAATCAAAAAGGATTAAAACAATGCCGTGTTGCTGAAATGGCATCCCTTACACCGGGAGAGTTCAACCACATGTTATGCGGCAGGAAAATCATCAGGGCGGAACATATCCCAAACATTTGCGCAGCCTTGAACGTTACGCCAAACGAACTATTCAAGGGCACCGGTTCATCCAGTTCAAGATGAAAGCGAGCTAACCGCTTCATCAAGATGAAAGCGAGCTAAGGAGGATGGCATGAACAAGAAGAATTTATGCCCATTTTGTCAGTACGCAGTGCCGCA